CCTAACCATTCAAGTACAGCTCCGTCCATAAAGACGGAGCTGTCTTCGGTCAAACTTTGCCAGAACTTGTCCAGCATGAACTGATCTATCTCAAAATTGACTACACGGATGTTGAGCAAGAAGCTGTCCTCGTCCAATGCCAAGTCCGTTTCAAATGTGAAACGTTTGTGTGTAGAGGCAACGTCCATCAATTCACACTTTTGGTCTCGTGCGGAGATGGCCTTCTTGATTCCTTTCTTGCTGATGGCGCCTGTCTGGCACTCTACTGTGCAGGAGGCACTTGTGTTAACTGGGTAAGTAGACATATTGGGTTTATCTTTAGTCTTGAGCTTACTCATAAAATTTCAACTATTCTTGTTCCATCAAATTTTTGCCACTATATATCTTTTCCCGCAATCTAAAAACATGGGAGAACATGTAGTAGGACGCTTAGTCCAGACAAGTCAAAAACACCAGTATCAACCAGGCGACTGCAGATGCTTTCACTGCTCCGCCTTCAGCGCGCGCGTCCCCTGCCACACGACGCACAACATCAGAGACTGGCAGATCGGCACCGACTCCTGCTGCGGCGGCTTCTGCACGTCCCAGCCCCGATGCGCACACCCCGACAGAGACGAGTGCGAAATAGGCCGCAGCTCCAAAGGTCAAGACCCACTCATCTACTACGGATGGGACAAACAAGCACCCAAACTCAAGTGTATTTACAACCTCGATAAGATCGACACCCGCTCTCAGGTGCTCGCGTATAAGGACAAATTTGGGGAGAATAACGACATTGAGGCTAAGTACTGCACTCAGAAGGTCAACACCTGCCCAAAGGGAATGAAAGAGTGCAGTCGTCTCAAGTCCATTGGTGAGGGTGGCAATGAGTGCAGGATGTGGTTCGAGAGCCAGCCAGCCCATGTCCAAGACGCCACGATACAGAATTACTGTCTACGTCACAACACGGAGGACTGCAAGTGCATCAACAGGGCCGACAACAGTGCGTATCAAGCCATGAAGGGAGCTCACTCAATCAACGACGGGTGCTGGTACACGGCATGCGCCAACAGGTCGGGCAAGTACCTAGTCCCGACGCAGCTCGTCAACCCCACCTGTCCAGACAAGATGTGCCAAGTCCTATTCGACATAATTAAGGACGGTGACGTCTCAATTGATCACGTTCAAAACGACATTGTGTGTAAATTCGATAGGCATCCCTCAGAACCGTCCAAGCCCGTGCCGCCGAAGCCGCCGAAGCCGCCGACGGGTGACCCCAACGGTGCTCCTGATCCTCCGACGCCTGAGCCTGACAAAACTTTCCTTGATTTTGCGAAACGATACAGGTATGAGCTCTTCGCCATCGCCATACTCCTGGTGGTGCTTCTAGTGATAGTGACTCAGTTCTGATCCATTGATGCTTGAAATATTTTCCTGGGTCTACAAAATGTACTACAAGGACAGTCCATACGGTCAGGCCTCCTACCCCCAGCAGGCAGGTGCTTATTACGGAGGTGCCCAGCACCACGCACAGAGCGTTCGCGCCCCTCTTCTTCCTCACGGGTACGACGGCGGCGATATGATGTACGGTAACGTCATGGATACCATCAAGGGCTACTTCAGCAACCCGTGGGCGATCGTCATCGGAGTCATCATCATCGTGATTATCATAGCTTGGCTCATGAGCGGCAAGAAGGAAAGCTATCGCCACTACTGAAAACATACTATCATATTCATTACTCCTAGGAGTAATGAAATTTAGATGAAATTTAGTACCTACCTCTTTTCAAAGATGCCCAACATTGTGCTCTTTGATACCACCTTGTTCGTCAGATCTACAGTCCCCGTTGGAGCTAGGTTGTTTGTTGTAGCGGTTGCGTACTCGTCCATGTAGATGTAGCCGTTCATGAAGGAGTCTATCATGATTTCAGAGTCTTCGTTCATATCGCCCACTGTCATCTTCTTGCCGATGCACTTGTCGATGAGCACGAATCTGGGCCCGTCGTCAGTCGGATACACAATACCCAGCGTCTTCTGCTTCTCACTGCATACAGTACTAGCTGTTGCGATGACCTCCTTGTCATCTAGGATCTCATTCCTTGATGGAGCCTTGTTTGAGGAAGCCAGGATGATGTCCATCGCCACGTCGTTCTCGTGGCGTGTGTATCTGTTTACCAGCACTACTTTTGGTCGAGTGACATTCTTGAAGTAAAGGTATTCATTGGCTCCATCACATGCATCGGTTATGTCGCCTGAGAAGATGGTGTCTCTATCTGATGTGTAGTAGTCCGCGTTCCAACCCACCTTCCCCTCCATGTCGACCGCGCTCAAATCCAAGTCTACGCGTTCCCCGTTTTGGTTCCGCCAGTGGATGCCGACAATGAGGGCCGCGTCGGTGGAGCATGAGGTGTTCATACCGAACCTGGTGCCGATTGGGAATGCGCCGCAGAAGTTCTTCTCAGACGTGGGTAGTGCAAGGCGAGTCTTGTCAGATTGAATGAATGTGTCTGGGAGTATCGCTTTCAGTTTGGAGACGTACTTGTCTATCTCGTTCTTGCGATCACGAGTGCACCACATCTTGCCATTCCTTACTTGGTATACCTTCGGTTTCTTGTTTTCGATGAGGTACTTGACATGTCTTACTATCTCATACCCTGTTGTGGGCTCATGGGTCGCGGCCTTCATGGGGGTATGATGTTTCTTGGACAGTTTGCTGATCTTGTTGACGTGGGGCTTGACTGCCGCGTGCGTCTTCATACTCATGAAGATGGGCTTGTAGCGGTTAAAGATGGTTGCCAGGCGTTCTTCGTTTCCTTGGAGCCATCTGACTACGCGGTCTCCATGCCCCTCCTCGATCTTGTCGTACATAGTCTTGTTCTTGATGAGGGTGAGTTCGCCCGTCACATCGTATACGGCGCACCTGAGGATGTCTAGAGGATCGCGAGGAGTGATACCGTGCCTGACGAGAATGTAGGTCTTGCTATCACGATTTTGGACTTTGGCGATGTCCACCTCATGAGTCTGGAGAATGTCAAATGCTGCCTTAATGGTGTCCTCCTTCAGCGCAACCTTCTTATAGAGGAGGGATCGGGTGAGGTCTTTGATCTCGGGGATTGCGAGGCCTTTGATGAACCGGAGCGGCACTGATCGTTCCTCATTTGTTTTGAGGTTGGGTATGTACACAACATCGGGGCATTGGAGAACATCACTGATTGCGACCGAGATGTAGTGGCAGACCTGGTCGACCGCCAACTCCTCACGCGTCTTGTTCGTGACGTCCTTCCAGCAGGTGTAGAACGTGCTGTTGAGCTTGATTGCCTCGTCAATGAGGACTCGCTCGACCGTTTCTGAGATGTTGTCTGGGGCAATGTAGCCGTGTTTGAGGAGGTTCCTGTTGTAGAACCTTTTCTCCCTCACTGGAACCGCGTTGTGCAGAGTGAGAGAGGCTTTGATGAAATTGACGTCATTCATGGTATTTTTCGTTTCACTTAGGTCTTGATATCTAAAATTCATATTGTAACCTCAAGTTGGTTACAATAAAACAACTCATTTCAAAAGGCGGATGGTATAATGTCATATTAAAGTATGGTAAAGGAACCATCTTTGCCTTTTGAATGATAGGCGGGTGGTAAATAAAGAATCACTCTGGGAGAGGAACCTCCTTGGCCTATCTACCTATAGATTCCTTGTCTTTAAGTCATTTTTGATGTCAGAGATAAGGTGCTGAAGGGGTTAGATGTATTGTTGTACAAATTGTTTCAAGGCAGCAAACGATCTGTCATTGCCCTTGTATGGGACGCGTTTGTTTCCGTTGACGTAGAGGATGTAGCTCGGGATCGTCTCTAGATTGGGGTAGATGTTGTTGAGGACTCCTGAAGATTGGATGTCTTTTTCGCTCTGTCTGTCTCCGTCCAGTTGAATGGTCATGCACGTCACAGCGCCGTCGTTGCCGAGTCTTTGGAAGTCGGGTTTGGAGGCCGTGCACCCACCACAGTAACTACCCTGGATCATCACAAAGACGGGCTTGCCCCCGAGTTGCCCGATCAGATCACCTGAGTCTGAAAAGTCGGTTCGCTCTAGATACCCAATAGGATGTTTCAAATCAGCCATTTTGTGATAAGAAAGAAAAGTTTTACTGGGTTAACGGCGGCTCCTGCTGCGGCGCCTGTGAAAGGACACCCGCATTTTTATGCCTTTTCCATCCCAGCCCACTTTTGAACATAAAAACATAAAACCTCAACCACATAAAATGGATGAATATGAACGTATTCGACGTAACCAAACCGTGGACGTATATGAAGAGGATGATGAACCCATGGGTCGTCGCTCAAAGCGTAGCACTGACCACGCTGTTCGTTGGCGGCCTGTACCTTCAGGGGGTTCAAGCCTCCTCACAACCGGTCAAGACGCGCTCAAAAAGACGGTGTTTATACCGCCTTACAACTCAGACATCCGTAACCTACAGTTCATAGACGAGGCTGACATACCCCGAGAGTTACTAAACCCGCACTCAATCCTATACAGAAACGCCGTGCAAACCATCCCTGAGAACTTCTCGTGGGGCATACCGACAGAAGCAGACTCATCAGAAGTCCTCAAGAAGAAAAGCATGATAGATGGCGTGAGGGACCAGTACCTGTGCGGCTCCTGCTACGCCGTCACACTCGCGCAAATTCTATCCGACTGCCACGTTGTCTCCGGCGCCGTCTCCTGGGCTCCAAACGTGTCGGCGACTTCCATTATGGCCTGCTTTGTGAGCGACAAGCCCTGCAACGGAGGCAATCCAGCCCAGTTATCGCGATCCCTGTCAATCTCAGGAGCCATGGACCAGACATGCATCGATTACTCCTGGTGTTCTGAGGATAAACAGTGGTGCACCAACAGACGGGGCAAAGACGAGTTCAATGTGGACTACCTCGACAAGCTCAACGACAACGTACCATCCACGTGCGGTTGCTATTTCAAGACAAAACCAAAGTACAAGTATAAGTTTGACGCCCCTGGACAGCTCGTCCACAACGGGGGGCGCTTCAGACCAGTATATAAGACCATGGTAAAGCGACACATCCTCCAGTACGGACCCGTTATCGGCTCATTCGCTATATATTCCAACTTCAACAAGTTCCTCATTTACGGCAACGAGATCAACGGTGGCGTGTACTTTGAGAACGGCAACTACACCTCAGGTATGAGCAGAATGGCCTGGAATACAATGGCCGGCACGATCAAGGGCTTCCACGCCGTCTCTGTGATGGGGTGGGGAGTCGCCAAGAACATCGAGTACGCGGATGGCAAGTTCGGGGACGTTCCGTACTGGCACTGCCGTAACTCGTATGGGTACTACGCTGGTAACGGAGGATACTTCAAAATAGCAATGTATCCGTTCAATACAGCAGGAGGCCAGATTGACTCCCTCTTCTCTGTTGGGAGAACAACAGGTCTTGGAGGCATCATCCTCCTCAAATGCACATCATCTCCTATAGAGGTCACACCCAACGAGATCAGCGCGGCGAAGCTCCAGGCCATCAAACGTTCCCAGGATAACTCGTTCTATGAGGCTGACCCTGTGAAAGTACGCGAGATCTTCAGTAAGACACCGACAGAGCGAGCATTCAGGTTAGAGTGGTGGATGATCATCCCGGTAGTGGTGATCGGCCTCATGATCATAGGGTTCGTGATGTTCTCACCCATGGACTCAAAAGGATTCAAGTTACCCAGTAGATTGAAAAGGAAGAGGTTACCTCAATAGGAACACTATGGAGCACGTAGGGCCACGCGCTGCCCAACGTTGAGAAAACCACAAACAAGACCATCAAGTGGTAAGTAATGAGGTGTAATGAGTAGGTAGGATAGGTAAGTATTGTAACCCTTAAGGGTTACAATATCCAGAATCTATGACTCACAAGGCTCTAATGACCCTACCCTACTACCACCTTTCTTTTTATTCTGGAGGTGTCCTTTGATGTCCTTGATGTCAGTCTCAAGCTTCTCGTTGCGTTCGTTGAGGCGTGAGACTTGTTGCTCAAACACTTCCAGTCGCCTATGCAGTTGGTCGCAGGCTTTGTTCAGTTCACCGAGCCTGTTCTCACAGTAGCGCTCGCAGCATCTCGTCGTGAATGCAACTAAATTGAACACCTTCAGGATCATGTCCTGATCACAGTTACTTTCGTCCATTTTCTTCACCCACGGAAATAGTGATACATCTCACTCACCTTTCATTTTCTTATCAAGTAGGTCTTTGATCTCTTCCTCCATGGTTCTGATGTCTTCCATATTCAGACCCTTCCATCGATCCTGAGAACATACCAACTTACGATGGAATACATTAAACATATTGTTCAGGTTACCCATCACGAGAGCGTTAATATCTTTATTAGCCAAATCACGACTCTTGACTAACTTGTACACAACCATTGACAACCTGGGAATAAGCGAACCTTGCCATCCGTCTGCCAGTCCCAACACCTTCTTTGGGTCTTCGTCGTCGTTGACAAGGCCTGCCGGCAGCGCATCCGCCACGATGTCGATGTCCACTACAGCCCGTTTGTCCAAAATCTCCTGAGGAAGTCTAAACACATTGTCCTTGTTCACGACATCATCCCCTTTCATGCACACCGTGTCTATTGTGAACTCACCATTGATGACAGAGTCGGCAATCACAGTAGTCCTGAACTTAGGAAATTTATTGAATGAGGACTCCATCAGAACTACTTGGTTGAGTCCCACTACAGACGTGATAGAGTCTGGAACGTAGTAACGCTTCGACGTGCGCTGGACCTTGGTCACTTCTTTCCTAGCCCCTGGTTTCTGATAAGGGAGGCATGCAGGATCGCAAGGGGTGTTCTCCAGAACCTCAACGCCTTCGCCCAGCTTCGTGTACTGTTTTGACATGTCCATGGTGGTATGGAGATGAGCTATCTGATATTGATCAATTGAGATGGGTAGCTTTATACGATACTCAGTCAGTAACATGGATTTTATTTACAAGAGAAAATACCAGTCGTTAGACCAGAAATCTGAGTGTTTACATGAAGCTGCAGTCCTATGAATTTCTTGGGATAGATAAAATGGCAAACAATGTAATGGCCTTAGTGAAAAAGAAGGGTCCTCAAAAGAAACTCCGCGGTAAGGCGGCCCAACGCCAGAAGGCCATGGCCGCAGCTGCCGTCACGGCGAGGCCCAAGCGCGTGCCCGACAAGAGGAACCCCTTCAGACCCTTTACATACATGGATCCCAGCGAGATGATTGAAGAGATTGAGAACTTCGTCGCTCGCGCTGGGTGGACCCAGGACCGCCAGGTCCCAGACTCAAACTTGGATCGCGAGATGGTCAGGATGTTCAACATCCTCAAGACCGGCATCCCGTTCCCCCTCGTCAAAACGTTCTTCGTCGACTTTGACGAGAGTGACTCGTCCAACGTGGTTC